ACATTAACAGTCGGTTTTTTGGGTGGGATATTCCCCCCGCCGCTTGCTATAGCTTCAGGGATTAAAGAATTATTTTGAGGTACAGGCAAATCATCGCCCAGAGTTACAAGTTTGGTATTATTAGGCGGTATAATAGGCGGAATATCCGCATCAGCCTGTAATCCTAATTCAAAAGTTTTATTAGGAGCATTTGTTGCAATTTCTCTAATAGGCTGTTCAGTTATTTCGGGTAAATACTCTGCCGAGTTATCAACAATTTTGGGTACTGCTCTTGAAACATTAGGGGCAGGATTCTCGTTGGTTATTTTTTTTATTGTGTCAAATGCGGCTTTATTATTCAAAAGTTTTCTTGATAATTTTGAAATAGCTCCAAATCCTGCACCAAGTCCACCTCCTATTAATCCTTCTTTTCCCGCATTGGTAACAAAATTTAATCCTTTTTTATCTTTTTCTACGCTATCACCAAGCCCATATACCAATCCTTCTGTTCCGCCAGTTATAGCCATTGCAGCAGGAACGCTCATACCACCAGTAACAGGAGCTAAGCCCAAACCGACAAGCGGGCTTAATATTTTTATTCCGCCACCTGTCCATATTTTATTTATTTTGTCCTGATTTTCTTTTTCAATAGCGTCTATTTCTGCCTTAAATTTAGGACTTGGATTTGTTACTACATATTTTTTTTCTTCTTCCGTAAAAATATGAGGAACATCCTGCTTTTTTTCAGGTTTGTAATTAGCATACAATCCACCTGTTTTGGCAGGATTAGATATTTCCGCTTTTGGCGTTTCTTTTTTTTCAGGTTTATAGTTATCGTATAATCCCATTTTTACCTTCCATAACCGATTTGGTTTTGTTGTAATTTCTTTTCAGGGTCAACACGATATTTTCTTATAAATTCTTTTCTTCCCCATTCTTTCATTTTTGAGTCACCTGTTCCCAAATAATCCGCCAAATCGCTTGCATACTCAGGATTGTTTTCAGGCTTATAACTTCCGCCTCTCCCGCCTCTGCCTGTTGGTTTATTTGCTCTTTTTGTATTGCTATCTGCATTTTGCTGTTTGATTTTAACTTCTTCCGGTATAAATTTTGTCTTTGTATTTAAATTAATAGTTCTTGCAGCATTTAACGGGATAATGCCGTCAATTATATGTTGAGCTGTAGTATTGGGAATATTTAATCCCAATAACCCTGCATTTTTTTGTGTACCATCGGGATTCAATGAAAAATCATATTTTTTCATAAATTTATCTGCTTCGGCAGGGTTGACCACTTTTAAGGTGTCCAGTATTTCTTTCATAGTCATATTTTTATCATTAGATTGAAGTTTATTATTTTCTGCTTTGAGATTATTAAGCATTTCCATTGTTTTTATTTGAGCTTCCCTGTTTTCAAGTGTTCCTTTACGGTATTCGTTTAATTCATCTGATTTTTTAATATCAGTCCATAACTTAGCATAATTAGCAAGCTCATCAGGGCTTTTAAACTGTGTTCCTTCGGGTAAATTTATCCCAAGCCCTCTGTACATATCGCCAAGTCTTTTGGCGTCTGAATAACCCTGCATTGTTGCGTTATTAACGTTCGCAAAATCGCCAAGTCTTTCGCCAATTCCTCTCGCAACTGGTATATCTATCCCTTTATAATTTATATATCTTGTATCGTTATTCAAAGCAGTGCCGAGATTTCTCATGGTGTCCTGAAATTGAGGATTAGAAATAAGTCCTTTTAAATTATCCATAAAAGAAGGCGCAGTCGGTGCTGGTTGAGTTGGTTGCAAAAAAGGGATAGGGTTTTCAGAATCCATCATTGACCCTTTTAATAAATTTTTTATATCAAATAAAGGCATTTTTTACTCCTTAATTTCTATAATCTAAGCCATAAATTGGATACCTGCCTGTTTTCCTTTTAAATTCTTCGGGGTCATCAGGAGAAGGTATTTCGTCTTGAAATCCTGCTGAATATCCGTTACTTTCAGGCTTATTCTTTGCCTGTAAATAATTAACAGCAAACGGAACAAGTTTAGAGGTTAAACTGCCAATATTAAAACCCTCAATAGGGTTGTTTAATCCGCCTATTGGCAAACCAAGAGGAGATTTGACCATATCCATATCGCCTGCGCCTGTAGGCAAAAATGTTCTTCCTAAAGCAGATAAAAATGGGTGTTTGTATTCAAAATTAAATCTTTGCATTTTTATAACCCCGCCATCATTCCTAGTTGAGCTGCAGTCATTCCTGCGTTTACCCAACCTCCTGCGCCCATTCCGGATTTTCTACCATTCAAAGCTTGTCTTAAAGCCCAGTTATCCATTTGATTCTGGTAGTTTTGCAAATTGAAATTATTGCCTGAATTAAAGCCCTGTAAAGCGTTATTAATATTGCTCTGGTTAGTCTGCTGTTGCTGTGCAGCCTGACCATTAAGCAGGTTTATAATATTGCCGATTTTGTTCATATAATTTGTTTCATAATTCTGTAAGTTACTTGTGTAATCATTGTTTATAGCGTCAAGCTGTTTAGCTCCTGTCTTAGCAAGCTCATTACCAAAATAATCAACTTGCGCACTACCTTTCGAATGACCTCCAAAAGCCCCGCTTTGTGATAAATTTTGAATCATTTTGGCAGTTGCTTTTGCATAATCATCGTTAAAAGCAGTCATCTGATTAGCTTTTGCAGCCTCAGCCATGGTTTTCCATGAATCTTTCTCTGACTGGTCGGGATTAAACAACATAGTTTGATATTTTGGTAAATATTGCTGTTGTAAATCCTGTTGTTGTTTTTGGAACGGCGATAAGAAACTCTCTTGTTTTTGAACTCCACCAATTAAAGTAGTTTTCCCTAATAAATTCCCATCACTCCAGTATTCAGAATTAACAGGCTGTGGAGCAGCAGGAGGCGGCTCCCCGCCGCCACCCTTGCCTTTGTATGCTCTAAAATCTGTTAAAATTTCAGGCAAGTTTATATCGTAAATACTCTTGGGAAGTTCACGCTTTTTTCTTTTAATTCTCATTATTTCCCTTCCTATATTCATATAAGTAATCGTTATTTATTTGTTCTACAAAACTGAAACCCGCTCTTCTTAAACAAATTTGAGCGGGTTTATTGGTTTTATCTGTTGTCGACAATATCTTTTTAATAAACGGGTAAGAATCAAAAGTTCCGTCCACTAAAAGCTTTACGCTTGCTACTGTGTATGGATTATGCCTTTTAGAAAAACCCATCATATAAACATTTTCATAATCCCATCTGTAAAGAAACAAGCACCCTATAAACTTATCATCCCAAGTACAATAATATGAATGTCCTCTTGCTTCTTTTACTAAGTCTGTAAATTTATCAAAAGCAGGATTAAAGTTTTCTTTCACTTCATTAAAATAATGTTCCGCTATTATAAATTGCGATTCCTGAGTAAATAATTTCAGTCTTAACATTAAATTTTAATCTTTATTCTTTGCGATTCTATCCGTTCAATACTGAACGACTGCCCTGCTTCTCTGCAGGATATTTCTATTTCAAGCAAAGAGAATCTTTTAGCGGGTTTAAAGATTTGTTTTATTTGAGTTACAAGCGGGTCGAGGATAGTTCCATAAGTGCCTGCGTCATCACCTAAAATACCCCCGTTGTTTCCGTCTTCATCAGCAAAAGCAAAATAATCACCATACGTTAAAGAAATCAACTTTTCCTGATAGTTTGTAGGATCGCCATCATATATGTGTCTTAACCAAAATAAGTTATTTGTTCCCGCAGTGAACAGCATTTTTAATTTTTTAATTTTTTTAATTTGTGCTGAACTTCCGAAATCCTCCCTGCTTAGTCTTGCAACTGCGGGGATATATGTACCGTTAAAATCAGTGCCGTAATTTTCGTGTAATAAGTCAGCACCTACAGAATAAATCATACCGTCATTAATGCTTAAGTAATTAATAGTCTGTTGGATACGCTTATACCACTCTTGAAGGTTAAAATCATATACCCATATTACAGAGTTGTTTTCGTGATCTTTATCCCTTATGTGCAACCACATCTTGTTTTCGCTTGTGTCAGCAAGCGAAATTAGTTGATAATCCTTGTATTTATCTCTGTCAATATTGGCAAATTCATCAACTATATTTAGGCATATATTATCTTGAGTTCTTCTTTGGTTTGTATCTGTGTAAACAACAGGATAAACACCCTGCCCGTTAAAGAAATAAACCTTATCGCCATGCGAGCAAATGGCTTTATGTCCTACTGCTCCCATAGTTGATAAAGATGATATTGTATAACTAAAAACCCCGTTCCCTGTCAAAAAATCAGTATAATCTTTGTTTCCAAAGATTATGCCCGAAGAAAACCCATATACAAAGGTTGGAGGGGAATAATAATCATTCCAGTAAGCCCCTGTATCTGTTCCGTCATAAGCCCAATCTGATTCGTCACCATTAGCGCAGCAGCATAATCCGTATTGTGACGCCATAAATATTCTATTGTCATAAACCCAAAGCCCTAAACCATTAGGAACTCTTGACAGGTGGTCTGTTGTATTAATAACTACGACTTGTGGGTTAGCGGATATTTCTATCGTTCTTGGATTATCCACACCGTTTGTAAAGAAAAATCTGTTGTTAAAATCTATTCCATTACAATTAATAGCGGTTTTGGTTAATCCTGTGACTTTTGCAGTAAGGTTAATACCATCCCAAAGAAAAATCCTGCCGTCTGTATTATCGCAGGCATATACAAAACAATATCTTGTTCCGTTTTGGATACTCTCAAAAACGCCATATCCTGTATATCCTGATGAAGATAAAGCTTTTATTAAAGTATTCCCTGCCATTATACGGAATCCATAACCCTCATCAGGAGAAGGAAAACTCTCAAAATTATAACCATAAGAGCATGTTCCTTTTATTGCGTTGGTTTTTCGGACGCCACCAAAGGCTTTTAATGTATCTACATTAATTAATGTTGTTGGCATATTTTACCTCAGTGTTGGAGGTGTTGACGACCTGTTACACTTCATTTTAAGTGTTTTTAGTGCGGTAGCGTAATTATTAACCCAATGGACATATTCTTCCGCCTGTGGGTCGGATGTTATATTAACACCTGTCTTGTATCCGAGAGTTATTAAAAAATGATCCTCAAGATAAGCAGGAATATTTAAAACATCCGTTGCAGCTTCCAATGTTTCTTTTTCAACAGGAGTACCCGCCCCGTCAGTTGCTTTATAATCTGTATAGTATTTAACATTTACTGTATAAACATCATCAGGAGTCGGATAAAGGTTGATAGCATTGTTTTCGAGTGAATAACTGTAAGGAAGCCCTGATAGTACAGGCATATTATCAAAGTTATTCTCCTCGTTCATTACTCTTGAAGATGTTGACTCTTTTATGCTTTTTACCTTCCCGTAAGGAAGGGAATAAACAGAAGTTGAGGCTACAGTATTAAAAGACATTGCTCTGTCTTTAAAACTGTTTCCCATAGCACTAACAGGTGTTAATTCCTCCCAAATCTCGGAAAGTGCAATTAAAACAGAATTTTTCTCATCATCAGTATAATCATCAAAAGCCGCTTTTACTCTGTCTATAAGCTCTGATTGTGAATATACCTTATTTAATATTTCAAAAAATGTTTTCATTAGTTAATCTCGTAATTTAAAAATTCTACTTCTTTATTGCCGACAATAAATGGGAATAATATGTTTTTATTTTCCCATTGTCTGTAATGAGTATCATTTGCAGCTATTAACCCTTCAAGATAAATGCCGTTTATGGTTAAGGAGCTTCCTGTTTCTTCATTCCATAGCTTGTAAATAGCACCTTTGTCAAAAGGTTTAACCCTTTGGTCTTTAAACTCGGTTATAACAACTTTCTTTCTTAATTCTTCCTGTTTATTTCTATTTCTCAGGGTTTTTTCTCTTTGTGTTTCATTAATGATTTTGTTAATTTCGTTATCGGACATTTGATTAACAGGCTTTGCCAGTAATCTTTCTTCTATGTTATGATTTGACATTTTTTTACCTCCAAAATTATTTAAAGGGGCATATTTCAGCCCCTTTAAATTTACTATTACTATGTAACTGCTAAATATGCCAATGCGTTAGGTACAATTACCTTAGCATCGTATACATAAAGCCCTCTTATCGCTGTATCGAAAGAGTTTTGTAATCTGAGTGACTCGGTTTCTGTAACCTGTGAAGCAAAGGTTATAGCGTCATTTGTTCCTGCTAAGCAGTATGTTGTTCCACTTACTGCAACAAGGTTTGTACAAACACGTACATCAAGCCCTGCTATTCTTCCGATTGAACCTTCTTTTAGTGTGGTATCACCGACTGCAGTCGCATGAATAAATTCAGGTGCTTGAATCAACAATGCTTCGATTGTCGGGTTAACGACAATCCATGGGTTTTGTCCATTGCCTGTAGCATTAGCATTTTTGAGTGCTTTGGCAACTTCAACAAACTTTCCATAAATAGTATCTTTTGTTAAAGAACTGCCTGATATTTGGTTAGCAGCAGGAACATCAGTATACTTGCTTAACAAATAAGCGTCTTTTGCTAAATCAATAGAGATTTTTGCTCTACTGAGATAACCGTTCATAATGTCGATATTTGACTGTGCTTTGGAAACATCATCCACTTTAAAAGCAAAATACTTTTTCTGGTTGATTGTCATTGTTTGTACCGGTGAAGTTAAATCTTCGTAATTAATTGAACCGGCATAATTTTTAGCAGTAATATCGCCAAAAGTTCTAATTTTAACACTGTCACCTGCATTTTTGATTTCACCTTCATAGTTTCTGTTGACGCACTGCATCATAACGCCTTTTTTGTCGAGAATGGTTGAAAGCTTAGTACTCCATATCTCTGGAATAAAATTCGCTAAATCTTGACCCATAATTTAATTTTCCTTTCTATATGTTATCTTGTAGGTAATAAAGTTACGATTAATGTTGCTTTTCCGGCTGTTGCTGACGCTACCTTGTTACCGTAGTAAAGTTGAGCGTCTGAAGTTCCAACCGCTACCGCTGTTGCAGCTGTTCCCATTCTTGGGATGCCTGCAACTTTTGTGTTCACTGTACAACTTGCTTTTGCTGTGTCATCTAAAAGGTTGTCGGGGTCGGATGAACTGTCAAAACCAAAAGAAATTGTGTTTGAACCTGCGGAAGTCAAAGCTTCTTCCCAGTAAACATCGCAATGTACTACATCGTGGTCTTTTGGTAAAGTAGCACCCGGAATTGCATAAGCTGCAACACCTGAACCGATAGCCATGATGTCAACATGGAATCTTAATACTTTAAACTCGCCTAAAGTAGGCATTTGACGTGTTTTTGAATTTTCTGACATTTGATTTTCTCCTTTATTTAATTACTCTTTGCCTCTTTATTTAATTTGCCCTTTTTCACGCATAGACAATATTCTTGATTGATTTTTTTGCCACCAAACAGGGTCTTTATCCATTTTTTCTACTATGCTTGTCCACGTTCTCGGTATTCCGTCGCCATTAATCCTGCCTCCGCTTGATATAGAACTGGACATCATCGACTGTTTGGCGTTATTAGTTTGTTCTGTTAATTCTGTATTGTTTAAATCAAGAGCTTTTGCCTGTTCATACCATTTTGCAAAATTTTCTACACCTTGTTTGTTAAATCCAAAATTAGGCATAAGCTTTTCATAAAAATACTTTAAGCCTTTTGAGTTTTCGCCTAATGAATCTATATGAGGCTTCCAGCCTTCGTTAATATCTTTTTCCTTAGCCTTAACGTGTTCTATATATTCTTTTTCCTGGTTAAAATAGTTAGATTTGCCCTGGTAATCCGCAGTAAGCTTTGTTCTATCATCTTGAAAATTAATTGCTTCCTGTGGGCTTAAACAAGCAATGAAATATTTCCATTCCCCTTTTTCCATTCCATATTCAAAAGCCTGTTCAGGAGTAAAATCAGCATATTTCTGAACAATCTCGCCCGTTTCAGGGTCAGTTACGTTAACAAGCGGTGTATCAGCCTTTGCCAAATAAGTTTTTTTGAATAAAGTTAAATCGGCTTCAAAACTTATAGCCATTGTCTTGATGTCTTGTTCTATAACTTCAAGCTCTCTTGGTTTATAAGCTGTTTTTTCTGCCTCGGCTTTTTGAATATCCGCCTGCCTGGTTATTTCTTGGAGTTCAACAGCGGTATACTCTTTTTCTCCTACTTTAATTTTTTCAGGGATGTTTGTATCAACCCCCTCATTTAAAGTGCCTTCCTGCCCCTCCTGCGGGCTGTCTGTTTCTTGTGTTTCTACCTGTTCAGTATCAACTGTTTCAACAGTTGCAGAATCATTTTGAATATCTGCATTTTGTTCAATGAGTTCTTCTGACATTTAATTACCTCCAAATTAAAACCCTCCTGAATAAAGGAGGGTACTAAACGTGCTTTATCTTCTACGTGTTGCAGGACTTCTTTTATGCCTGCCAAAATATTTACTGTTTTTTCGTTAGCGTTTATGTTTACGCTATTGTATATTTTCGTTCGGAAGTGGTGGCATACCTCCTGCCATTCCTGCGTCTTGTACAAACGGTACATCCGCAGGGCTTCCTGTTCCTGTTGGTGATTCAATTTGCTCCTCCATTTTTGGCATTAAGCCTATCTCCTGCATAAACAAAATTTTGTCCTCATCAGGCATTTGTAATTTTTGTATAGTGTATCTTGCAAGATTAGCTATAATCTCATTCGGCTCTGGTGTTGGGGTTGGCGGAGGTGGCGGAACATCCTCAATGAACTCTGTCGGGGCTTCAATATCGTTTATAGCTCCCCACATATTAATTACTTTTTCTACTTTCCACCGTTTGCCTTGTGCTGTTAAGAATGGAGTTATTTTTTCAGCACTCAACATGGTCTGTTCCTGATTAGCTTTCTTTTCAACGCTTGTCTGTGAATCGCCTATCATATAAACATAATCGCCTTGTCTTACGGTGTCATCAACAACACCAACCGCTTCTTTTCCTGTGGAATCTTTATATCTGATTTCATGGTCTTTGTCCTGAAAATTAGCCATAAACTCCCCTAATTTTTCAAAAGTCGGTACTATAAAATCATTGCCTATGATGTCGTTTTCGTAAGCGTCCAAAGCATTCTGACCAGCCATTATAATTTTGGATTCTGTAGCAGTCTTGGCTTGCGTTGTAGTATCTCCGGATGAGTTCTTAAACCTTCCGAAAGCCTGTTCTTTCTTGCCTTCATAATATTCAAGGGTCTGAATTGACATAGGAATACCCGAGGAAGTATCAATAGGTGTTGGGGGAACTGGCATTAGTGCAAGGTCATACTC